AGAGTTCCATTATTTACTAACGCATTTGTGAAAAAATATGCTTGAATTTCTGCTAATTTTGGAGCAGAAAAACTACTTAATGCTATTGCATATTGAGCAGTATCCGTAGCATGTGTTCCGTCACTTAACATTCCAATAGATTGACCAAAATCTATAATACCTGCACCAACATATGCTGCATTAGCAAAGTCTGTATCTAATATTGTGAATGATGCACCAACAACCGGTGCTGGGTCAGTTATTTTTAATCCACCATTAATTCTTAATCCGCCTGCTATTCTTGTCATTTTATTTTCCTTTACGGTACTGCTGGATAGTTAGTTGATTTAGCATAAGTAGCAAAGATTTTTGCACCAGTAAAATCATCTGACCAATGTGATTCCCATGGCCAATTTCCACCAGTTCCTGCTGAAATTATTCCTCGATATACATTCGTATACAACCAGTTTGCACCATCCCAATATACACGTTCGTCACCATATATGTAATCTGTCTTGCCATTAGTTGTACCTGCTGGTGCCATTTTTCTCCAACTTTGACCACCTGAAAATCCACTTGGTGGATATCCTAGTGTATTATACAATGGACCGTCCATTAGTACCCATGCAGTTGCATTAGGTTCGAATTGATTAGCTTTATTATCGCTACCTATTCCTGGTTTGGTAATTTTTAATCCGCCATTAATTCTTAGTCCGCCTGTTATTAATGTCATTTTATATCCTTTTATCCATTTGGATATTCTTGTATGTTTACGTTATATGTATACGAATCCCCAACGTTAGCAGTAGGTGGATTAGGAGTAACAGTTATATTGACATTTCTTTCAGGTAACGTTTCATATGAATTAAAATTATAATGTGCCGAAGAATCTACACCATATACTGGTTGGCTTGTTACAAAATGTCCACTAATGTTTTTTACTTTTAATTTTCTAGTACTCGAATCCCAAGAAACAACTTTTGCTACTGCCGTTGCTGTATTGTATGAATACCCTTGGTATATTATTTCAGCTTCTTTGTATATTCCTAAACCTGGAGTTACCATATTAAAAATTACGGTATCTTCTGGTAAAATATAATTTAGTGTATTCGTAATAGATGTTTTAATTATACTGCCAGCTTCACTATGTTGTCCATAGATAAATGCTTTTGCTGTAAAATTCAACGTCCAAATAATTGTTCTTACTTTGGATGCCATGTCTCCTTCATAATCTATTTCATGCGAGACATCATTTAGTATAATTGGAATTTCTTTTACCACACCCATTTCAGGAACAAGATTTAATTTCATAGTATAATCTGGTGTAAAGAACGGTAAAATTCTTTCTATGATTTGTGTACCATCATCATGATTTCTAACATACACATAAAGTGAAAAATCAAAATCATATGGTACAGGATTATACTGTGAAATTAATTGTCCGTGTGATTGTGCAAAATTCTTATAGTTTGTATTCTGTTTTCTTGATGCATCGTATTTCATTCCACTTATTTCAAACGACATTGTAGGTAATGTAATTTGAACTTTTTTATCTAATTCTGGGTCACCTTGAAGTCTTGCAACATACTTTTCTTTACCTGCATATGCAATAGGTATAAGGAATCGTTCGACTTCATTACCGCTTGAGTCAAATCTTCCTATTTGGATTTGATTAAATAAATTACCAAATCCTATTACTAATTTTCGAATTATTGCATTGTACTGAATTGACATTATATGTTTACACCAAATGGATTAGTTTCACTAAAGTTTACAACACTGTTTGCTTCGTTCTGAATAATCTTGTTATCATACACATCACGATGTTGTGAGTCTGTAATTGGGTCAAACGTTAATACAACATAATTTGCATTACTTGTTACTCCATATGTTCTTGTGCTACCAGCAAAATTTCCTTTAATGTTTGTAACTGATAATGTTGCCGTATTTGATTTTGGATTAGTTCTTGCCCATGAAGAAACTACACCAGTTGCAGTTGCGTTTGCTTCGTCTGTTCCTTGATATACTATTTCTTTGTGCAGATAATCGCCTGTACCAGAGTTCACATTGATATCAAAGGTTAATGTATATGCATCTTCAGATATAATATCAATCTCTGCTACGCCTGTATCTACGAGTTCCTGTGAGTATTTAAATTTCTCTAATTGAACTTCATAGAAGTATGGAGATTTTCTACCTAATACATAAAAGTCCTTATTACCTTGCACAAATTTAATTTCCATTAGTTCACCTTGACCAGATGCACCACTAAATGGAATATAAATTAAATCACCTTCTCTTGGTCGAGTAAATTCACTCTGTGGTAATCTTTGTGCAAAAGAACGCTTTGACATCATTAATGTCAATGTATTATGAATTTCTAATCCAAACTTACTAAAGAATTCTTGTTCACCAATATAACCCTCTGAACTACTCATATAAAATTCTAATGGATAAGCAGAAGTAAATTCTTTCAATGGGTCATCACCGAATAACAAATCTCTTGCTACTGTATTTTCCATTGGTATATAATAACCATCAAAGCCATACTGCTTAATGGCTTCAACCATTAAGTCTTCAATTAACCTTTGTTCTGGTTTACTTTTGTAAAAGTTAAAGTATGTACTTGTAGGCATATTAGTTCATGTAGAATTCTGCTGGTATTTCGTAATCTGTCTGCATTTGTGTTTCTAAAGTTTCGATTTCTTTGTCTGCTTCGTCCCACAATGATTGACCATTTAATACAACACCACCAGGCAATTGAATGTTGCCAAACTTCTTTAGATTTTCACCCCACTGGCGTTTAATTAAATTTGTTGCATATTCTTTTAGCCAGCGGTCATTCCATACGGCACGATATTCGTCTGGATTAATAACTGCATACGATTCAGCAACAACTACCATACCAGGTGGTGCTTCAGGAGAACCCCAATTCCAATCAATGAATAGTTTGCGTTGGTGTCTAGCATAACGAATAGGAACTTCTCCCGTAAACATAATTTCAAGAGAACGCAAATGCTGTTGAGTTAATGTATAATTAATGTAGGATGCTGACGTAAAGTCATATAGTTCATTTAAACGTAATTGATAACGTAAGTCAAACATATTGACTGTTGCCTGTGAATCTTGAATTGGGAAGATACGAGTTACTCCAATAATTTCTAATGAATTATTTTGTGAGTCTTTTGTAACTGATGGGTCAAGATTAATATACCTATTGGCAATATCTGTATCGTCTAATAGTTTAATATAATAGACTTTTTGCAATCCATCAAAATGGTAATCTTGATAAAATTGAAGTGCATCGTTAATTCTGTCTTCTATTTGGTCATCGTCTACGTTAATTTCAATAACAGGAAACCCAAGTCTTCTTAGGCAATAATCTTTGAACGTTTGTCTGTCTGAAACTGTTGGCATAATTTCCTCCTATAATGGTATATTTATGCCTTAGCCAAAATATGTATCTAGGCTATTTGTTGCTGCATTATAGACTTGGTATACTCGACTTGTCGCTGTACCTTGACTTGCTGAGTTCGACCATCCTATTGCTGTGCCTACGTATACATTACCCGATACGCCAATACCACCAGCAATTAACACTGAACCATTAGCGTTCGATGTTGCTGCTGTGGTACTTGTTACATTTATGGATGTATTTACTTTTAAAATATTTAAATACTGAGTGCCAGATGCACTAATGTTTGTTGTATTAACGCTTGTATTTGCTTGTACGATATTTAAATATGATGTGCCTGTAACGTTAGCACTAACACCATTTAACGTATTATTAGCATATAAATCATTACCAATAATACTACCAGTAACGTTAGCAGTGACCGCATTGAGTGTTGTATTTGCATATACATTACCACCAGTCATTGTGCTGTATGTTATTACATTGAACTGCGGTGATGCAGTCGTTCTTATATCTTGTGATGTGTTGACATATAATGTATTTCCAAGAGCAGCAATAAGAACACCATTGTTACTTGAGAATGTAATATTTCCATTTAACGGAGTTGCTGTACCTGACGTACCAACAAATGTATTCGATGAATTATTTGCTCTTGTGAATGCTAATGTGGTATATGCATTTGTCGATGTAGCATTAGCAGTTATCTGTGCATCAGTATATAATTTTAAGTTTGTATTTGCAGTAGATACAACACTGTTTGTACTGACGGCATTAGCAGTAACAATTGCGTTTACATATGCATTTGTAGATGCCGCATTGGCAGTTATTAGACCAAAAACATAAGTATTGGTGCTTGCCGCATTTGCTGTAATATATCCATTAATTGTAGCAACGTTAGCAGTAATTCTAGCATCAGTGTATTGTCTGTCACTATTTGAATTGGCAGTAACTACAAAATTTACATAGGCATTTGTAGATGCAGCATTTGCTGTAATTAACGAATATGTTGTTGTATCTGATAGTGGAGTAAAACCTAAAGCAGTAGTT